TTCTTCCACCTCGGCCATGGCAGCTTGCAAGAACTCAATGATGTTGGTGGTCTTCTTGGCAGCAGGTACGGCAATTGGACCAATCAACCCATGCCGCCCTTGATACGCCTCAGCAAACTTGTCGGCCAAGTCAATGATTCCATCATAGAACGTCTGCAACGCCATATGTTTGGAGAAGCTGCGGGTGTTCAGGTGTACGCTGTGCGCCACGTCTCGGCTTAAAAACAAGTGGCCCACGAATTGTGATGCGTTCATTGTGGCATCTCCATTGGTTGCATGGGTTGCGGCATTTCAGGCATACCCTCCATGCCAATGTCCATCTCTTGACCGGGCATCTCGGGGATGCCGTTCAACTGGCCATTGGACTCCATTGCCGCAGCCACCACGCCCATGGCGATGTCCTGAATCTGCTGCTCGTTCATCCCGGCTTGTGTGGCTGTGATGCGCTGAGTCTCAGCCTGATAAGCCTTGATCTCGGCTTCGTAGTCTTTGCGGCGCTGCTCTTGCACCTCAATGGACTTGCCCACGTTATCAAGCATCTGCCGCATCTGGTCCATTTCGGCACCCATCGCTTGCATCTGCTGCTCGGCGGCCTGCAACGCTGGTGACTTGTCGTCGTCGGCCAATATTTTGGGGTCGATGGTTTTAGCGAACCGTTTGGACATCTCTTGAGCACCTGGCCAGTCCATGTTCTTGACGAACAGATCGCCAGCCACCGTCCACAGTTGAGGGTTGCCCTGCAACAATTGGGCCATGGCCTCCAGAGCCTCTTGGCGCTTGGTGGCGTAACCTGGGCCGGTGATAGCCACAACATCGTACTTGCCGACAGAAGGGTTGTAGATTTTCTCAAGCACAACGCCCTGATCATCAACAATTTCGTTGACTGGCTCGGTCTGCTCAGGGTTGATCTTGACCATCTTGGTCTCGCCGTCTTCACCAATGATTCTGGCGATGCGCTGCGTGTCGTAAATCTTGGGGATCAGGTCCACCAGTTGACGGGCCACATGACGCACGCCACGGGCAAGGTTGTCGCCGTAGTGGTACGTACCCACATCGCCTTCACGCTGGCGCGCCAAAATCGCTTTGCCGGAGCGTTCGTTGGAGCCCATGCCCAGCGATGCGTTGTACTGACCTGTTGTGGCCTTGATGTCTTCAGCAGCGCCCGCCTTGGCTTGCAGGAGGCCGCTGGAGGCCATTGGCGGCTGCGCCCGCTGGGGTAGTGGCAGCACGGCACCTTGGCCGTCTGTAACGTCAGGATTGACCTCAAGGTAGGGCCAGTTCTGCGTGTTGGCAGTCTTCCACTTTTCTTCGTAGCCTTCAAACTGGCCGCCGTAGCCAATGAACGGTGCCTTGGGGGCCAGCGCCAGCATCTCGGCTTCTTGGCTGACCCAGTAGTTGTACATACGCTGGGCATCTTTGGCGTTGCGCACCAAGCCCGACACGTACAAGCGGCCATCCACTTCAAACTCGTTGCCGACAATGCGAATCACGGGGATGTATTTGCCTGCCCACTCGCGCTGCTCAAGAATCTCGTAGCCGTTGATCTTGCAGTACTTGACCTTCGGACGGTCGGAAATGCGCGTGTTTTTGGGCTTCCCGTAAATGGCTTTGAGCTCTTTGTCCTCACGGGTGCCTTCAAACGCCGTTACGTTGCCTGGGTACAAGTGCAGCGTGGCTTTGTCGTAGTCGATGTAGTAGTAGTCCGCAATACGGATGGTGTCTTCGTTGAGCCAGTTGCTGATCGACTGGTCACCGATACCCAACGACTGGAGTGTTGTGATGGGTGCGGCATCGGGGTACATGCGGGCAAAATCATCTTTGCTGATGTCCTCGGTCACAAAGCACCACTTGGCGTCTGCGCCAGTGGGGTCTTGCATAGTGGGGTCCATGTAGACGCTAAAGCTGTTGCGAATCCGGCCGATCTTGATGTCTTGGTCGAACGTGTTGTCGTCGCAATACTCGGTCAGCAGGCGAATGTAGCCTTCGCCATAGGCCACTTGGTTTTCGCAAGCCGTGTCATAGGCGACATCGGCGTCCGATATGTATTCAATGTGGCGGATCATGCCGTTGAACACTTCGGCCACTTGCACATCGGCCCTGTCGTCCACCGGGATCACCTTGGCACCAGGGCGATTCTGCCGCTGGTCATTGGTGACTTGGCGCACATGTTGCGGCAGCTTGTTGATCGTCAGGCACGGGCGGGCGTTGATTGTCTGGCCCTGCACCGCACCGCGGGTCGCCAGCACATCGGCGGGCCACTGCCACCGATTGTCAGGACTTCCTGCGTAAAACTTTAGGTCGTCAATCTCGTCTTCACGGCTTTCAGAGTAGCACGACATGGCCAAATCAAGGCGGGACCGTGCCTGCGCCAAGACGCCTGCGTTGCTTTTGTCAGGCTTGCCGCCTTGGGCGACATACCCTGCGGCGGTGATGCCGGTTTGATCAGCCATTATTTACCTTTTTTTGAGGGCTTTTGAGCCTCACGCTTCACAGAGTAAGCAATAGCCACGGCTTGCTTAACTGGTTTACCAGCTTTGACCTCGGCTTTGACGTTCTTGCGGAAGGCTTCGGGTGATTTTGATTTAACAAGCGGCATTTAACTCTCCGTGTGAAGAATGGCGTAGTTCAATTTAATCGCTTCAGAGTAGGCGTTGTTTGTGACGTTTTTAATTTCGACTGTAAACGAACCATCACCAATGGCCGAAATAAAAGCGTTATACGCGCCCAAAGTACCGCCAGAAGCCACGCTAACCACCACCACATCTCTGTTGCTGACTGTGCTGCAATTAACCACAAACACTCCGCTGGCGCTGGGGGCCAGTTGTGATGACGCAGTAGTAATTTGGCCAGACGGCGTGTTAAGTGTTACCGCTGTGTTTTTATTGTTGGTTTGAGTTACCGTACCAAAAGCACTGGCCGAATACCCAATCGTGCCAGTACAAGCAATGTCGGTAGCCTTGACAATATCCGCACCAATGATGTTTTGGTCTTCGTATGCAACGCCGATTGGCTTGGTATTTGCCATGATTATTTCTTCTTTGCAGTCTTGGCCGACTCTTTAAACGCTTTGGCCGTGGGCGCGCCAGGCGTGCCAGGTTTACGCATCTTTTCCTTGGAGCCAGCAGCGATGCGTTCGCGTTTTGCTGCAATGTTGCTGTACAACCCAGGTTTTGTAGCCATGATCACTCTCCTTTTGTCCAAAACGCACCAGTTTTAGGGTTCCGGGCGTTTGGTGTATTTAACAATGGGTGAAGTCTAGCGTGTTCAATAGTTTTTAGCACGCGTAAATTTTCTGCGCGGTTGTCGCTATGGCAACCGTTGATGTGATCAACTTGTTCGCCTGATTCTAGTGGCTTAATAAAAGCGTCAGCAACAAGGCGATGAACCAGAAAAGATTTATATCGGTCCGTGCGAAGGCCGCCGCTGCGAAATCGCACTTCTGCATAGGGTTTTGTGCGTCCGGTGTCTTTTTTTATGCTTAACCGCATAATAATTTCTGGCATCCATGTTTGGCCATTACCTTTGGTTCTACGATACCGCGCAGACGACTTGACTCGACCAAATGTGCTTATTTGGTATCGACCTTCGTAGCCGCGAATATCAGCCCACATTTCAACACTTCCATCGTTGCATTGCTGCTTTTGCACGGCTGCCCTTTTCAGATTTTTCTGCGATAGGAGCCATTCTAGCACAAAATGAATCCTTGCGGCCCTGATCCGCCTTGGTCTTGGGGCTGGGCGCAGGTGCTTTTAAGTTTGAGCCAGTTTCCCGGTCGTACTTTTGGCGACCCTTGGCTGTCAAGCCCGCACCCTTGGACACCGGCAGCTTCTCGCCACGTCCTACGCTCAACGACACACTTTTCTTTGTAGCCATTATGACCCCATCCAAGAAGATGATACAGCGCCTCGATCTCTGCTGACCATGCGCTCATTTTTGGAATTGTACTCCCGGTGAGCCACAGGGAACGCAAACGTCACACAGATGGCATCCGCCGCATCCGGAGACGCCAGCCCCCGAGCCTTCATGTCCTTTTTCGACTCCAGAAAAATCGTGCCCCTCGAATCAGGCTTGATCATCGGCGACACCAAGTCAGTTTTTAAAAACCTGTCCTTGGGAATGCTGGCCGTCTTCAACCAATCCTTCATCTTTCCCCACATCTCCGCACGTTTATTGCCATACATAATAGGGTTGCTCGACTTGTTGCCAAAGTTCACACCCTTGATCTTGTACCGTTGCTCTTTCAGCCGGTCCACAATACCCGCCCCCAACCCACCCTCGTCAATCACCACCATCGCAGGCTTGAACTCCTCAATCGCCTCAATGATGTGCCCCACCACCGTCATCGTGTCATCACCCCGGTGCCGGTCAATCCGCACAATGTCCCGCCCCTGCCGCACAGCAATCACCGTAGCATCCGCCCCAAACCGCGCCGGATCCACACCAATAATGATTGGAGCAGTCTGGTCCTTGTACTTGGCCCTAACCATCGCCTCATCCACAATGCTTGACGGTATGAACTGATCATCCCCCGCATTCGGGAACATCCCATACACCTCCACATGCGCCTGGCTGCTGTCCGGACCGTACTCATCAATGATGTTCTGATACACCGCCTTGTCCGTGCCCTCTACTGTACGGGCATCCACCACCTTGGTGTTCCAAAAATCCCGCTTGCTGTGAAACGTCTCGTAAAAATACCCCGTGTTGCGCCGTGGGTTAGAAAACGCCAGCCACAAACGATTAGGTGTGTTTTCGGTAAAGAATCCAGCCGTAACCGCCCAGATTGAATCCTCAATACCACTGGCCTCATCAAAGATCACCATCACACCATCAAAGTTGTGCACACCAGCATAAGCATCAGGATTCTCCGCCGACCACAACCGCCCCTCCACCGCCCAATACCGCGTGCCCTTCTTCAAATCCTTTTCCACCAACTCCGTCAACCAATTAGCAGGCGTGATCTTTGTCGCCGCCACTTCAAACCAGTGACTGTTAATACTCATCGCCAGCCACTTCGTAATCTCCGCCCAAGTCACCGCCCTAAGTTGCGACTCACTGTTCGCCGAAATAATCGTGGTTGAGCCAATCCTGGTAGACAACATCCAAATCGTCAACCAAGACACCAGCGCCGATTTGCCAATACCACGCCCCGAACTCACCGCATGACGCAACGTCTCAAAATCAACCCGCCCACCCTGCCTCTTAATGTGCTGCGTGATCTCTCTGAGCACCTCTCTTTGCCACTTTCTCGGCCCCTTAAAGTTCGCCAGTGGCGTGTTCTCCTGACCCCACGGGAACGCAAACAACACAAACGCCTCCGGGTCGTCCGCAATCGCCGGTGTCCACAACGTGGCCATCAACTCTTGCTCATCTTCTGGTTTGTATATGGTGGTTTGCATGTTACGCAGAGACTAACATTTTTTCAGCCAATTTTCTAGCATTTGCCGCTTCTTCAATTGTTGCAAATGTGCCTAAATTGTGCATTTTGTAATTTACTCTAATTCTTGCTTGCCATCTGTTTTCTTTTGTTCTGTACACCCCCTTATGACCAGAGGTTGCATCACGATGTTGCGTGTTATGCAAATTGGCAGAATGCGACACAGACCTAAGATTTGCAATTCGATCATCTGTTGGGTCACGGTTTATATGGTCAATGTCGCCTGGCGGGAAATCACCATACACATACAACCAAGCCAATCGATAGGCGGTGTATCCCTTCCCATCAACGCCAATATACCGATACCCAAACTTAGACTTGCACCCAGGCTCATCGCCTATTTGCTGGCTTCCCCACTTGGTCAATCGTTTAAATTTTCCAGTCTCAGGGTCATAGTGAAGCAACTGCTTAAGGCGGGCTTGAGTAATATTTGGTTTCATGGGCAACATTGTGCCACGAATTTAAAAAATAAAAATAAAAAGAAAAAACAAAATAAAATGTTCGCGGGGGTACCGTAACCGTGACCCTTCGCGCTCGGCCCTCCCCCCCCCGGCCATCGGCGGGGCAGGCGGCCAGGCGGTTGTCCACAGGGTTTTTTGCCAAGTTGTCCACAGCGG